TTTCTCCGTTGTTTGTTAATTGGTGACGAAGATATTGACCTATTACAGATGAATAATCTGTTGACACTGTTGCTATCAATACGTTTGATGCATTTAAATCATGAGATAATAAAGTATTTTTTAAATTATTCATTAAGCGAAGCTCAGTATCCCATTCTACTTTAAATTCTTTACGCATATATTATAACTTATTAATAATTGATTTATTTCTTATTAAATTTTTTGGAACAAGAATAGCTCTTTTTTTTTGAGTATCTCCATCACCAATAAAAGTAACAGCCCTTAATTCATTCCAAATAATAATATCTTTAATTTTAATTGGGGCAATCCACATTATTTCAGCTCCATCACAAAAAACCCAATAATCACTTTTAGTAGTAAACAAAGCGCTTGGTTTATTAAACATCTCTATCTCTACAACTAAATTTCCTGTTATAAGTGATTTTTTATCAAATTTAACTTCAATTTTAATATTATTTTCTGGAACATAAATATCATACTCTTTAAAATATCCTTCTATTTTATATGCTGATGGATATTTTTTTTTAATAATATTTAATACTATTATTTCGTATTGTAAACCCTCTTCTAGAGCGTTTTTAAATTCCATTATAAATTTTTAATTTCCTTTTGTTGATTTAGAATTTCCCTGCCTTTATCTGACAATGGTCTAGCATATATTCTCAATTTCTTTTGTGTAGTTGGGCATACAAAAGTTAAGCCTGCATCTAAATAAGATTTAATTACTAATTCTAAAACTCCATCAGCATCTTCGCTTGCGCCAATTACATGAGGTTCATCATAATCAAATTGCATACAGAAATCGCATCCGTTTAATGGTTCTGCATTTTGCGGAAGGTTTAATTGTTTTTCTTTTTTAGCTTTTGCCATTATTAAAGTTTTTGTGGGTGTTTTCAATATCTTGTAAAAATTCTCTTGCTTTTTCTACTTTTTGCTCAATGCGTAAAATATCATCTTCGTTTCTATTAACTTCAAACATAAGTATTCTTTCTTCCATAGCTATATCATCAAACTTCATGTTTAATTCTAACTTCATAGCTTCTCTTACAAACTCTGGGCTTTCTTCTGAAATTACATCTAGCTTTTTTAGTAAGTAATATTTCTCTTGTTGGATTATATTATCAGGTGTATTTACAAGGCAATAGGCAATCGTAGCTTTGGTTTTACCCGTAAGCCACATATATGACATCATTTGCCAATAGTATAAATTATCAAGTTTATCAGGGATATTACCTAAGAATGTCCATAGGTCATAACTAGATTTAATATCAATAATTCCATCATCAATAATATCTGGTAGCCCTGTTATGTATTTATTTGAAAATCTTTCCGTATTTTTAGCAAAAGGTTTTTTTAAGAACATAGACAATAAATCAATCGATTCTTGCTCTACTTCAATTCCTTTTTTCATTTGCTTTGTTTGAATATCTTTACTCCTATTATACTTATTAGAAATATAAACATCAAGCAAATGTCTTTGTGCGGTCTTAGAAAGTAACCCAGCTTCTTTGTCCGCTTTGGTTACTGGTTCGGTCATTATATATCCTACAGAGCTTGCTCTGATTAGTGTTTCATTCCAATTCATAGTTATAAAGATTTATGTTTAGCATTATAAGATTCCAATACCTCTGGATTATTTTTAGCCATTAATTCCCAAGCTCTTAATTCCTCTTTAGTTTTGCAAGCATTTATAAACTCTATTGTTTTTTCAGCTAAAGATTTTTTAGATTGGGTAGGAATAATTTCATCTGGAACTTCTTGGTAAAATTCGTTTAAATCTTTTAATTTAATTACATTTTGTTTGTGATATTCTTCTACAAGTTCTCTTGCATAATCAAGAGCCTTAGTAGCAGACTCGCCCTCGTTAAGAGCAAATTCAACACCAATTTTTTCAGAAGAATAGTTCCCTAAATTAAATGTTCTAGTGTAGTTAATCGTTTGTATATGCATAATATTGGTTTATTTTATTCTAGTTACAGTAGTAGTGTTGTCAGTAGCTTTAATCTTAAATAATTTGTTTTTGTGAGCGTCTTTTTTCTTTAAATTGGATACCATAACCATTACAGATGTGTATGGGTTATCTAACCTAAGATGTTCGCCTAATGTTAAATCAGCAACCTTACTGGAAACTGAATCGGGGGAAATGCTTCTTGCCATGTTGTGTGTTTTGGAACAAAATTAATTTAATTAATTTAATTAAAAAAATAAATTTAATTAAATTTTTGTATATATTTGTATCCGCATAAGACATAGTTAAAGGTTTAACTGGTATCGCTCCTAAGTTTCTACTTGGGAGCCTTTTTTTGTCATTTAGTCAAATTATAGCTTTACGACAGGGGGAGGTCTAGTCAAGTATCAGCTTTACTTTATCCCTTTAAAATAAAATAACAATACTTATATGTTACTTAATGACACATTATCGTATGAATAAGTGTACCAATGTTACACAATTTGTGATGTTCACGAATCCGTGAAAGGTTTAAAAATATGAACACTATCAAAACTTGCAGAGTTTACATTTTTTGCTAATTGCGTAGTATGACTACTAATTTATATGCATTTACATACTATTTGTAATAAATATTGCATATTATATGTTACAAGATATAACCGAATTAACCCTAACTATGTTACCAATTTGGTTACGTTACCAATATGATTAAAAGTTCGCTAATAGTAAACTTTATCAATCATAAAAGTTACCTAATAAAGCAACTTTGAGCCGTAAATGACTGATAATCGGCTCATGTTTGAGCGATAAAAAACCCCATGTCATTCTAAAACATGGGGCTAAACTACTAAATCTACAAACTATGATAACCACCGTAAAAATATAAATTATTTTTCAATAAATTTCTTTTTTACCAAGTTTAGCTTTGCCCTATATTCTAGGATTAAGCCTTTTAGCTCATCTTTTGTAGGTTTTGCTGTTTGCCTAGCTGTTTCTCTTAAATATTCAACTATAGCATTGTTTTCTTCGTGTAATTTGTATTCAAACTCTTCTATATTACCAGTTTTAAAGTAATTACATTCCATACATTGTGGTCTGCAATTTTGTTCCATCCATCTAGTGCTTAAATTTGACCTACCCATAAAATGACCGCATTGTATTTCTGCAATCGTATGTTTTTTACTACAGGTATAACATTCAACAATGCCTGTTTTATCTGCATATCTATTTCTAATGTATTGACTAAACACATGGTCAAGGTCTTGAACAAGATTCTGAAAACTTTCTGTATCATCTTCAAATTCTTCTAATCTTTTTTGCGTAGAGTGTACAGTAGCGCATTGTTTACACATCTTTTTAGAAAACCAATAATCAATGTTGCCACAATTAACGCAACGTTTTTTCTTTGTTATTATTGTACTATTGTATGCCATCTTTTTTTATTTTATTTCTTTCTTGATTTTTAATTACTGGTTTATCTAATTTTTCTTGACCTTTTTTACCAGTATATAACATCTGGATATCGAAGTAAAAATCTTCTTTATCATCTTTAGTTAAATCAGGATGGTTTTTAATCCTGTGCATTATTTCATCCTCAGTTATCCATCTTTCCATAGGTTATTTATTTAGTTGGGCAAAGCTAATTAATTAAATTAAATAAATAAAAAATATTTTTCAAAAAATAAATTTTGTAATTAAAAATAAAGTTCATTACTTTGCTACTCAACCAAATTATTTATGAAAAACTCAAATGTAAAAGACGAGATTCTTCTCTATCTTGAACAGGAAGAACGACCACTAGCTTGGCTTTCAAGAAAAACGGAAATTCCATATCCGACACTTTATTCTATTTTTATTCAGAGGATAATGAATCTTTCTGATACAAATTTAGGCAAGATAAACAAAGCAATGGACACTGATTTTATTAACGATTAAGCATATAATATGCCAAAAGATACATTTTATTTCTCGCATGATTACAATGCAAGGAACGATGAAAAGATTAAAATGCTCATAAGAAAACATGGGATGATGGGTTATGGTGTTTTTTGGGCTATAGTTGAAGATTTATATAATAATGCAAACGCATTGCGAACGGATTACGATGGTATTGCATATGATTTAAGGTTGCATAGCGATATTGTAAAAAGCGTAGTAAATGATTTTGATTTATTTGAAATAAATGGGGATTATTTTGGTAGTTCTTCTGTTCAAGCAAGATTAGACCAAAGAAATGAAAAAAGCCTAAGCGCAAGAAAATCAGCTAGTTATAGGTGGAATAAAAAAGAAGAAGATGCGAACGCATTGCAAACGCTATCCGAAGGCAATGCTAAAAAGGAAAGGAAAGGAAAGGAAATAAAAGGAAAGGAAATAAATAATACAGTGCCGCCTCTTCAAGAATTTTTAGAATATTGCAAGAAAAACCTTGAGCAAAATAAATTTGTGTATAGCGAGTATGAATATTCTTTAAAATCAAAATATGATACTTGGGTGGCTAATGGTTGGAAAGATGGACATAATAAACAAATTAAAGATTGGAAGGGTAAAATTCGCAACACTATACCCTTTTTAAGACCAATACAGACACTTTCTAATAAAAATGGAGGGAAGTATCAAAAAGAATTAGAAACCGCTAGAAACGCCTTTAAACCAATTTCTGAATAATGATAACAATTTTTAAAAACATTTTTTCTAAGGAGCCAAATTACATTTCTGTTGAAGCCGCGTTAA